ATCAACAGTTTGTCCTAAATGGGTCAAGATTTAGACAATACAAATGGTTATGGCTAGCGAGATTAAGTGAATATTATAGTAAAAAAATGTAGAGAAGCTGACGCTCTCGCTGCTCGTTTCTACAAATCTGCAGCTGGAAACAGGCATCGAGTGGCGAGGGACTGGGAACAAAAGGTGAAAAGAGCTGCTGATCTTGTAAATTTGTATACTTCTGACGCACAAAAATGTAGAAAAGATTTAGCGTCAAATAAGGGTTTTTTGAGGGTTGATGGTCAAAAATGTAGAAATGTAGAACAAAATGTAGAAGCTAAAACCATTGGTATTATTGACTAATAGTATGTTTTTCTACATTTCTACATTTTTATTTTCCAATTCACCACAGCGCTTATCTAATTGATAAATTTATATCTATTATGTAGAAAAGATTATGAGAAGGAAAAAGGCAAAATATAAACATGCAGTCATAGGTAAAAAGAAATATTACTTCTACAAAATTGTTTGGAATGATCCGTGCGGTGACGCAGGGCATGCTGACATAGAAGAAATGAAAAAGTTAAAACCTGCTGTCATGATCTCACAAGCATATATCTTTGATAAAGATAAAAAGTATGTGTGGACATTCTCAAGTTATGATAGTGAAGCTGCTGTATTTTCTGATCGTAATTGTTTTCCAAGATCAATAATATCTAAAATGGAAAAGATAAAGTTATGAATCTTTTTGAGATTTTGGTCTTGATCGCACTTGTTCTATTAGTTCTTTTTCATCAACACCCTCAAGAATCGGAGAGTAATCATCAATTATTTTCTTCATACGAACCTCTAACTCTTCTGCTGTCAGATCCTCTATTTTACCCGTACGAATAATTTTTTGTTCTATGTACAACCCAGCTGCTTTACCTCTGGCTACCTCTGCATTTACAGCTGCTGACCATGCACCAGCTTTTAGTGCGTCTGATCTTATCTTACCAAGTTCGGCTATGTGTTTGCTGTAATCTACTTCGTACTTCTTGTTGTATTCATCTCTGATCTCTCCAATGTATTGTACAACTAATGGAAACTTCTTTGGGTTCTGTAATTCTGATGCAGTGATAGTAGCTCTGTCTTTGTTATATCCAGCTTCGATAGCACACTCTGTTGGTGTCTTACGACCCTCATTCGTCACAAGCAGTTGTGCAAATTTAATCTGCATCTCTGTTAATTTCTTTGGTAGCATATTTGACATATAACGTAATATAGCGTAATGTTCAAGTGTGAGATGACCAAAAAGGCACCACAAATAATGTTTGGATAACACATATATAAAATATCCAGGGGTATCGGATGGGAGACTGGATGATACCCCACAGAAATTATGCAAGGAAAATTATTAAAGCAAGTTATAGATAAGATGATGACATCTCCTGTATCACAGGAGGCAAGAGTGCAAGTAGTCTTACCAAATGGTGAGTTCTACGACGTTACAGGACTACAACTTTTGGAAAATAAGTTGTTGGGTGTACGTGAAACACACCGTATCGCAATCACAATAGAGAAAGAAAGATGGAAGCTTGGACAGGTAATTAAGAAGGTGTAGGTTACGTTGAAAGATGAGCGAAAATTTTGGCTCGAAGTCAAAAAAAATACACCTGAAATTACATGGACAAGACTAGAAAATATGGCACTTCCAGGCGTTCCTGACCTGCTTGGATACAACAAAAACAAACACTTTTTTACAGTTGAACTCAAAGTAACTAAACGTAATATTTTGAGGTTCTCCCCACACCAAATTGCGTTCCATGTGAAGCATCCTGACAATACATTTATCCTAGTAAAGTCACTCGCTTCTTGCGACTGGAAACTTTATGAGGGAAAAGTTATTCGGGAGCTTGCTGCTTGCGGCTTGCAGCTTGACGCTTGCTGCTCGGGGCCTGCGGCTTGTCGCTTGCTGCTCGAGTCGCTTGGCGCTTGACGCTTGCTGCTTGTTGCTCGCGTCTTTTCTTCCTGAGCTCTGCGTAATATTTCGGGTGATACCAAACCATTAGTGCTGGCCGTAGGCTACATTCTTAACAGCAGGATCCCAACACGCCCTGCAATCTTTACACTCGTTACCTTGTCTAGGGGCCGGACATGTCGGTCCGGAGGTTACGACTGTTGAAGTTGTAGGCCATGAGCTGGGCGCCTGCTGATTCACCATCGGCGTAGAAAATCTGATAACTAGGTTATCAGGCTTTAACGAAAGGAAGGCTTTCACCCACGCTTCCCGCGTCGGCATCCAATGCTTAACGGTTGGCGTAAGTTTACAGACAGCGAATATTTTTAATAGGTGTTCTTCATCCTGCACATCGCCGGAGTCATGCCACCTGAAAAATTTTGATTTCTTAGAATTAATTATTGTTGCCATTGCTCCTGCCCAGAGCGGAGATCTTATAGCAGCCAGCCGCTTGTATTGCGCAGCCTGAACAACTTTAAAAACATAACAACCCTTCAGGGCGTAACAATCATAGCAAACTGAACCAGGGATCTTAACTAGTCTAGATCCTGTTTTACATTCTTTTGCAGGTAGACCGTAGGCCCATCCAGGCATCTTGGAAGGTTTGCTTAAGCTTCCTGTAATCTTTAATGCTTCACTTGTTTTCATACGTGGTCCTCAAAATCAATGAGCCGGTGAATGATGGCTTTTAGTTTTCTTAAATTTGTCGGCTGAAAGTGCAGGGCCATACCAGGTGAATTGTAAAGTTCTAACAAGTCATCGTTTATTTTTTGTAAGTGTCTTTGTTTCCAGAGATCACCTAAGACACCGTTTTTTTCTTTTTGCATATTTAATCCTTTCGTTGTCATCCTTTATAATCCTATGGTCATCAATTGTCAAGCCGCCTGTTGCTTGCCGCTTGTGGCTTGGCGCTCGGTCATCTCCGGAGGCGCCAGGTCACTAGTTGCTGGTCAAACACATTGAGGCCGGCGTGCTTTATTTTAATAGCCTAGGCGACAGGCCTACTAGCAATTAACTAGGTGCTTGACCCCAGATCCAATACATACTACGGCCACTTGCTTTTTGTGGATCGATCCCCCGAATGCAGAGGTATTGGATCAGGGCTCAAGGGCGGAGTAGCGCTATCCTTTAAGCCGACAAGCTTACTAGTGAACTAGACGCTGTCAACGATATACACTGTCGGCATCAGTTGTTCTTGTCCCCGCCTTTAAACTTGACAGATAATATAATATAGGATAATAAGATGTCAAGCATAAAAATAACGAAAGGATAAACAATGCCAAAGACAATGACAAAATATCAACTGGAACACTTTAAAGACAAAGTAAGAAGAAACTTTGAACCATTGATAAGGGAACAAGAACTGTTGGTTAAACAGTACAGGACTGAGGCCACAAAAAAGATAATCGGAAAGCTCGCTAAAAAAATGGGCGCTGATAAAATCTTAGACAATCTCAGGAAGGCGGAGGCGCAACTGAGACAGGCGCAAGATGATGCTCGAACCTTCTTCAAAAAGAAAGCGGACAAGGATAAAAAACAAATTAGTTCTTATCGATTTGATGATGATAGCAAAAACTTATTTGTTGAAGATTGTGAAGAACAATTAAAAGAATGGGCTAGAGACCTTGTTGATAGAGAAATAAGAAATAGACCTGAAGGCGCTAAACTAAAACAACTAGAACAGTTGAGACAACACTCAATAGATACAGTTATGGAAAGCGGAACGCCTGACGAGTTAATCAGGCAACTCGACGCTACAACCAAAAAGATTGGTATTGCGTGGGTTGTGGATACTTCCAAAATAAAACAGATAACCTCAAATTAACTATTGACGTATAGGGGATAATAATATACTATCCCCTATAACGAAAGGCATATATGAACATACAAGAACTAGAAGAAAAGACTGACTTTGTTGTATCGTGGTACGCAAAGAAATATAACAAGGTTATATTTAGAGTTGGCAACTTAAACAAAGAGGGTTGCAGAACATGGGAAAGCAACGGCAAAAAATATATGTGTTTTTGGGACACAGTATTAGAACGTTATACAACTTGCATTGACCCCATGATAACTTACAAGCGAGGGACAAATTGAACTTTGAGATATTTGATTTAATATTAATGGGCACAGTCGCAATAGGTTTTGCCTGGTATTATCTTTTACCTTGACAAGTAAATTAATAGAGGATATTATAGGACTATGAATACATTATTAATAATAGGACTGGTGGTATGTGGAGCAGGTGCATTGTTATGGATAGTAAGCACAGCAATGATAGCACACTATGACCAGAAGTTAGAGGCGTTAGACAGGAAACTAAGAAAGGATGAGAAATGGCGGAACGGACAGAAAAGAGAACAAATCCCTTTTCGGGACAATCAGAACTTCTGACAAAGCAGGAGGCATTGTTGCACGACTCTGTAAAACAGGCAGAGGAAATAGGAGATTATAAACAGATGCAAAAAGATTTAAATAAATTTAGTAAGTTAAATCCTAAAGCATACATGACCTTATTAGATTAACGAGATACGAGGGACGCCCTGCGGGCGTCCCTCGTAGAGGTACCAACACACTTGCAAAATCCAAACATTTAAAATAATATAATACATATACAGGTTGTAGGGGTCCCACAGGTCTACCCTTTATGCCAAGTTTTGTATATTGATAACAGGAAAATACTTGCTAGGTTTCAAAATTAATCCTAAAAAATTTTGCAGAAAATTTTTTTGAAATGAAAATAGATTTAGAAAAGATAAAGAGATTACCCCCTGATGTAAAAAAAGAGTTCATGAGAACTTATCTGAAGTACAACGATAAGAAAAACGAACACAAGATTCAAAATGACTTTATGCAGTTTGTCAAACATGTTTGGCCCGATTTTGTCGAGGGCAAGCATCATAGAATTGTTGCTGATAAATTCAATCAACTAGCAGAAGGTAAATTAAAAAGGCTGATTATAAACATGCCACCAAGACATACAAAGTCCGAGTTCGCTAGCTACTTGCTGCCCGCTTGGATGGTGGGTAGAAACCCGAAGCTCAAGATCATACAATCAACTAACACCACAGAACTATCTGTTAGGTTTGGTCGTAAAGCAAAGACACTTCTAGATAGCCCTGAGTATCAATCTGTTTTTAAAACTAGACTCAAAGAAGATAGTCAGGCCGCAGGTAAATGGGAAACAGAACAAGGCGGTGAGTATTACGCAGCGGGTGTCGGGTCAGCAATCACAGGTCGTGGTGCAGATTTACTTATTATAGATGACCCACACACAGAACAAGACGCTATGAACAGAGATGCTATGGATAAAACTTTTGAGTGGTATACTTCAGGCCCTCGTCAACGTTTACAGCCAGGCGGTGCAATTATTCTTGTCATGACAAGATGGAATACAAAGGACTTGACCGGTAGACTGTTAGGCGCGCAGCGAGAAGCCAAAGCTGATCAGTGGGACTTAATACAGTTTCCTGCAATCTTACCTAACGAGATTCCTTTGTGGCCAGAGTATTGGAGCAAAGAAGAATTAGAAACAGTCAAAGCATCTACAGGCGTACAGAAATGGAATGCTCAGTATATGCAGAATCCAACATCAGAAGAAGGAGCTATCATCAAACGAGAATGGTGGCAAGTTTGGGATCATGATTGGATACCTGCATTAAAGCATGTCATACAATCTTACGATACAGCCTTTTCTAAAAAAGAGACAGCAGACTTCTCAGCTATCACAACCTGGGGCGTTTTCTATTTAAACGATGATAGTCCTGCAAGTTTAATATTATTAGACGTTCAAAAAGGACGGTATGACTTTCCAGAACTAAAACAAAAAGCTTGGGAGCAATATCGCTATTGGGATCCTGATACGGTTATCATTGAGGCCAAAGCATCTGGCCAGCCTCTGATAGACGAGTTAAGAAAGATGGGACTGCCTGTTGTCAAATATTCTCCGTCAAAAGGAAACGATAAGCATACTCGAGTAAATGCTGTTGCACCTTTGTTTGAATCTGGTATGATATACGCTCCTAATCAGGAATTTGCTGAAGAGATGATTGAGGAATGCGCAGCTTTTCCATTTGGGGATCATGACGATCTTGTTGACTCAATGACAGGTGCCATCATGCGTTTCAGACAGGGTGGCTTTGTATTACATCCTGACGATTTAAAAGAAGAAAAACTAGTGAAGAGGAGCACTAAATATTATTAACCATGGGACCAATAGCATTAAAAATATTATCAGTCTTACAAAAGCTTTACGGTAAAAGTTTTATTAACAAGACTATTGGCACAAAAACAAATGTGGTTAAACCAAAAGAATTAGATACAAACGCTCCCACAAAAAATATGTATTCTCCTGATGCTTTCAAAGATCCAAAGCTTCAAGGCATGATTGATGATAAGATACAAGAGTACGCTCCGTATATATTTTCAAATAAAAATCAAAGAGAGCTGATGAACTATTTGGACAACGCTGAAAATTTATTAAAGCAAAAGAAAAGAGACTTTGGTGTTACAGATCAATTAGAGTCAGTTGGTAAAGAAAAACCTGAAGCAGATGTCATTGATATTAAGACAGGTAAAAAAGCTGAGGGTATCGAAACATTAAAAGAAGATTTAGGTTTGCCTCCAGAAGTAAGTCCAAAGACTAAAATGGGTAAAAATTTACAAGAACTTAAACGTACAATGAAAGAAGCTGACAATGCAAGAAAAGACATAGATAAAACTATGGACACAGGTCTAGAAAATATATTTAGAACTTTCATGCAGCAACCTTCTGTAGACACAATAATGGAAGGTAAACGAAGAGCTGTCATTAGAAAAATTTTATTAAAAGACGATAGAATAGATTTACCAGAAAACATCAGAAAAAGTTTAGAAAACTATGATGACTTAAGAGGAGGCGGCACAAAAGAAATGGACCCGCTAACTATCTTTGATACGTACTACAAAAGAGATAAAGATAAATTAGAAACACTAGACAGCATTATTGATACAGCGAAAAATGAAGTTGAGGCAGCTGGTGAATTTAAATTTTTAGAAGATGGATTTGATTTAGTAGATGATACTAAACCACCAAAGCCACCTAGAGACGAAAAAGCAGGTGGTGGTCTTAGCTACTTAATGGGGATGTAATATGGCTGTCGAGTTTGGAACACCAGAAACTTGGGGCATGAAGGTCGGTGACTTTCTTGAACAAAAAGAATTTACAATACCACAAGAGAAACCAAAAGAACTTTTAGATTTACAAGAACAAAATAGAAAGCAAAGACTTTTAGATTCTTTACAAAAGATTGGTCCAGGTTTGATGGATGAGTCTTTAGATTTTATTAGAAGAAAAGAATTAAAAATAGGAACTACACCTTTCTCACTTCGTTCATCTTTGAAAGTTAAGAAACCAAAACTTTATGATAAAATACTAGAGCTTGCTAAAGAAGGAGACTTGAGGCTAGGTGATATTAGAAAGCATCCAGAAGTTCTTAAATTAAATAATGGAAAACCTCTAATGTTTGAAACAGTTAAAAATAACATTGAGATGGGACTTGGAAAAAAGACTGTAGATAAAATTAAAAACATACCACAAAAAGGAAAGTTTAAAGGTAAGACTAGACAATTTTTAGAAGACAATATTGATAAAATTAAAAAAGATTACTTAAAAGGAGTAAGCGTACCTGACTTAACAAAAAAATATTTACCAAACATGAAAGGGTTTAGCACAACGCTTGAAACAGTTTTAAAAGAAAATGTAACTAAAGAGGAAATGGCTAAACGTCCTGATATTACAGGTCGAGGTCAGTTTGCACCGGTTAAAAAAGATCCTAAAAAACTTGCAGCCATAATAGAAGATATACCTAAGATGGCTAATAAAGAAGTTTTAGAAAAACATAAAATTAGTAGCACAACTTTAGATGAGATAAAAAATGAGTACGGTTTAAAGTTTGGTAAAATGATTAAAAGACCAAAAGATCCTGCGGTGACAGAAAGAATAAAAAAAGTTGCAAAGGCTATCGAAGAAGCAGATTTACCAAAAACAGATATTGATGCTAGAAGTGCAGTTGTTCAAAACTTAGCTAAAAAATTAAATTTACCTGTAGATAAATTCTTAGGAGAAGTTTCTAGAATAGTACAAGATCCAGATAGGTTTGATGTATCAGCAAAATTAAAGAAGAAAATAAATAGATTCCCTGACCCTAAATTTGTTTCAGAAACTTTAAAAGCAAAAGGTTTTGCTAAGAGCACTACGGATGTTGTTCGTAATTTAGAAAAAGCAATTAAACAAGCAGTATCATCTGGATCAAATTTAGAACACGCTCTGCCTCAAGGATTAATAAGAGAATTTAAATTACCTAAAAAATATTTATTAACAGCAGAGAGAACCACTGGATTTTTAAATCAATTTAAAAAACAATATGATAATCAATTAATAAAAGCAGCCAAAGAACACGCAGCTGGAAATATAAGTTATTCTGACTATAAAAAAGAAGTGGCAAGAATCAGTAAAATAGTTTCTGATAAAACAGGTGGATATAAAATAGGGTACGTAGATTTTGTTGATGGTAAAGCTGTGCCTGTAACACCACAAGAATCGTTGTTAAAAGGAGAGGGTGATTTAGGTAAAAAAACAAAAGGTCTTAAAAATTATTTTAAAAATATTATTCATCACAACAAACTCTATGATAATTTTAAAGCCAACCCAAAAGATCCTGCGTTTGCAACTTTACGTGATGAAATAAAAAGAAAACCAGGTAAATTTATAAGAGAAAATGAAGCTGAAAAAACAGCGAGAGCAATAACTAGTTTTACAAAGCCAGAACAATTTTATGAGTTTTATAAAAAGAATCCTGACGATGTATTTTTCAAAGCGTTAACAAGAACAGCTAGTCTTCTTGGAGGAAGAGGCACAATGCTTCTAGCAGGTGGAGCTAGTTTACCTTTTTTAGCTACAGCTCTTGCAGCGGAGACAGGAAACGAAATAGAAGATGACGATAGTATATTACCAGAAGCTGCAGCTGCAGCAGCGATAACTGCTCCACTAGCAACAAAGAAAGGAAGAAGCATTTACGGAACAGCAGGAAAAGGATTATTAAAAACTTTACAAGTTTTAGGACAACCAAGTATAGCTGCTGGTATTGCAGCCGATGAATTAAGAAAAGGTAATATTAAAACAGGTGGCGCAGCTTTATTAGCGCCAGAACTTGCTGGATCGTTAGCTCCAGCAGGACGAGGTATATTATCTACGATAGGAAGAGTAGCAGCTAACCCATTTGGAAGATTTGCAAGAGCGTTTACACCTGTTGGATTAGCAACTATAGGAGCTGGTGCATTAAAAGATGTTTACGATGAGTATCAAAGAAGAGAAGCTCTAACAGATGAAGAGAGATTAGAAGAAGATATTGAGAGAGATAGAGCAGCTGATGAAATGATGATAGGAGCAGCTGAAGGTGGCAGAATAGGTTTTGCTGATGGACCAAAAGATCCTAGCAAAAGAAAATTTATAAAGCTTATGGGTATAATGTCTTTATTACCATTTGGTATAGGTAAAGGATTTAAGATGTTAGAGAAAGCAGCGCCTGTTGTATCTGAAGGTGCAAAACTTGGTTTTGATAACTTTATAAAACTAATGGCAAAAATTAAAATGTTAGGTAAAGAAGATCCTGCAAGAACTACTTTGGAAAGACAAAAGGCTACTACCTACACTGGTAAAGACGGAAGTGAATATGAATTAATAGAGGACATAAGCACTGGGGATATTAGAATTACTAGAGATAAACCAGGTGTTGCTGTTTATAATCGTGGTGGAGATGATGTAGAGGGCATTGATGTTATTGACGATAGATCCACATTTGAACTTAGAATAGGCCAAGCAGATGAATCCACAAAAGGTAAAAAACCACCTGATGAATATGATGAAGGTAAAATTGTGTTTGATGAAGACGGAACTCCGGCTGATTTTGATGACGTAGATGATGCAACAATTAAGGCAATAGAAGATGAAATTAACTAAGACAATACCCCCTAAATCAGGTCCTCAGTCTGAGGGCTTGCTTATCGATTATAATACTGTTAAACCTGTAAAATTGGAGAAAATAAATGGCAGACATAGACAAGTCTCTTCCAAACGTAGAGCAAGAGATAAAAGTACCATCACCTGAAGAGTTAGAGATTGCTGAAAAAGAAGAACAAGAAGCAGTCAAAGACCCTGTCGAAGTTACTGAGAATGAAGACGGATCAGTTGACATAAATTATGAACCTTCAATTGGTTCAGTAGAGGGTGGACAAAACCACTACGATAATTTAGCCGAACATTTACCAGACGAAGTTTTAGGAAGACTAGGATCAACTCTTTATCAAAACTATACAGAATACAAAGCATCAAGAAAAGACTGGGAAAGAACTTACAGAGAAGGTTTAGATCTTCTTGGTTTTAAATACGACAATAGAACAGAGCCCTTTCAAGGTGCAAGTGGTGCAACACACCCTGTGTTAGCAGAAGCAGTAACACAATTTCAAGCGCTAGCTTACAAAGAATTATTACCAGCAGACGGTCCGGTTAGAACACAAATTTTAGGTGTGCCAACACCAGACAAAGAACAACAATCTCAAAGAGTAAAAGATTTCATGAATTACCAAATCATGGAAAAGATGCAAGATTATGAAGCAGACTTTGATTCGTTATTATTTCATTTACCATTAGCAGGATCTGCTTTTAAAAAAGTGTACTACGATGAGACAGCAACAACAGCTGTTTCTAAATTTGTACCAGCCGATGATTTGATTGTTCCGTATACGGCTACCTCATTAGACGATGCGGAGTCTATCATTCATCGCGTACAAATATCTGAAAATGAATTAAGAAAACAACAAGTGGGTGGTTTCTATAGAGACATAGAATTAAAACCAGGACCATTAAATGAAACAGAAGTTGAAAGAAAAGAACGAGAGTTAGAGGGATATTCAAAGGGAAGAGAAGATGATACATTTAATATTTTAGAGTGTCATGTTCATTTAGATCTTGAAGGCTTTGAAGACTTAGGACAAGACGGTGAACCAACAGGAATTAAACTTCCGTATATTGTAACTATCGAAGAAAATTCTAGAGAAGTTTTATCAATCAGAAGAAACTATGAAGTAAATGATCCATTAAGAAAAGCCATTAGTTATTTTGTACATTTCAAATTTTTACCAGGACTTGGTTTTTATGGTTTTGGTTTAATACACATGATTGGTGGACTATCAAGAACAGCAACATCTGCATTAAGACAACTATTAGATGCAGGTACATTATCAAACTTACCAGCAGGATTTAAACAAAGAGGAATCAGAATAAGAGATGATGCACAATCAATTCAACCAGGTGAATTTAGAGACGTAGATGCACCGGGCGGTAACATCAGAGATTCATTTATGATGCTTCCATTTAAGGAA